CAAGGTAAAGATCCGCTACCGGACGACATTGTTGAGCAGCTAGAGAATGACACTTTAGATGATTATTCTGAACGTGTTAAACAACGGATGGCACAACTTAAAAAAGTCTATCACGACGAAAGACGTGCTAAGGAATCTGCTGACAGAGAGCGGGAAGAAGCTATTCGTTTTGCAAAAAGTATTGCAGAGGAAAATAAAAAGTTAAAAACTACTCTTAGTAGCGGTGAAGAAGACTACTTAAAAATCATGAAAGATGCTCATGAGAAGGAATTAGCATTAGCTAAACGAGACTATCGTGAAGCTTATGAAGCGGGCGATACGGATAAGGTTATTGATGCTCAATCTAGAATGAATGAAGCTCAATATAAATTCTCTAATGCCCAAAACTTAAAACCGCAATATAATACTGTACAAGAGTCTACAGATAGTGTAGATTTTAAACAAAATGCCCCTCAACCAAAAACTCCAGAACCAGACGCTAAAGCAAAAGCTTGGCAGGATGACAATCCCTGGTTTGGTAAAGACACAGAAATGACGAGTCTTGCTTTGGGCGTACATGAAAATCTTGTTAGAAATGGAGTTAATCCCACTTCTGATGAATATTACCGTAGTATTAATAGTACTATGCAAAAACGATTCCCTGAAAAGTTTGGGGATAATTCGTTGGAACAGGTTAAACCCGCCCAACGCAAACCTTCTAATGTTGTTGCACCGGCTACGCGCAGTACCGCGCCTAAAAAAGTACGACTAACTAAAACTCAGATAGCTTTGGCTAAAAAGTTTAAGTTGACCCCGGAGCAATATGCACGAGAACTTGTAAAATCGGAGAACGCAAATGGATAAGGTTAAAATTGATCGAACTGATCGTGAAGTTGAAGTAAGAGAAGATCCTGTAAAACAACGTGTGTGGCAACCAGCGGCGCTATTACCTGAGTTTACTCAGAAGCCGGGGTGGGTATATCGTTGGGTAAGAGTCTCTCTATTAAACGAACCAGATAACATGAACGTTTCTGCGAAAATGCGCGAGGGCTGGGAACCTGTACTACATTCAGAGCACCCAGAACTTATAATTGGTATTGAAACACACGGTCGATATAAAGAAAATATTGAGATCGGTGGTTTACTACTATGTAAGGCCCCCAAAGAATTAATGGACCAACGTCAGGCTTATATTAATAATAAAACTCAAGCCCAGACTGAAGCGGTAGATGCATCCTTTATGAACCAGAACGATCCACGGATGCCTAAATTTGCTGAAGGTCAAGAGAATGGCAGGTCTTTCGGTAAGGGCCGAAAATAAACCTTTTTATGGAGAAATAAGATGGCAACTACAGCTAGTCCTTATGGACTTAAAGCCGTAAACCACATCGGTGGTACGCCTTACGCGGGTTCTACTCGCTTACTGCCCATTGCCAACGGATACGCATCTAACATCTACAACGGATCAATTGTTTCTATTGTAGTTGGCGGTACTGTTGAAATGGTTACTGTTACAGGTAACGGTGGCGGCGGAACAGCAGCAGCGTTCCCAGCGGGCACAATTGGTGTTTTTGTAGGTTGTACCTACTCAGACCCAGTTACAGGCAATTTGACATTCAGTCAATACTGGCCTAGTGGTACAGCAGCAGGAGACGCACAAGCATATATTGTTGATGATCCTGATGTAGTATTCATGGCACAAGCCAACGGAGCAGTAACACAAGCTGACTTAGGTCAGAATACTCACCTTGCAGCAGTGCAGTCTACCACTACGGGTACTATCCCAGCTGGTAATTCTAACAGTGCAGTAACAGCTACAACCGCAACCACAGCAGCTTTCGCTTTCCGTGTTGTTGATTTTGTAGACAGCCCAACATCGGCTGTAGGTGACGCATTCACTGATTTACTTGTTAAGTTTAATGCTGGTGTTCACTCTTACAATAACTCAACCGGTATCTAAGGAGAATAAATCATGGCAATTTCAAGAGCTCAACTCTTAAAAGAGTTACTCCCAGGCCTTAATGCTTTATTCGGTTTAGAATATGCGCGTTATGGTGAAGAACACAAAGAGATCTACGAAACTGAGTCTTCGGACAGAAGTTTTGAAGAAGAAACTAAACTAGCCGGTTTTGCAGCCGCACCTGTCAAAAGCGAAGGCGCAGCAATTGCATACGACAATGCTCAAGAAGCATTCACAGCTCGTTATAACCACGTGACAATTGCTCTAGGCTTCAGTCTTACTGAAGAAGCAGTTGAAGACAATCTATATGATTCTCTTTCAGCTCGTTATACTAAAGCTCTTGCTCGCTCAATGGCAAACACTAAGCAAGTTCGCGCAGCCAACGTTCTAAACAACGGCTTCAACGCAGCTTTCCCTGGTGGCGATAACGTAGCATTGTTTAGTCAAGCTCACCCACTAGTTTCTGGTGGTACTAACAACAACACTCAAACAGTTGCTACTGACTTGAATGAAACAGCGTTGGAAAATGCCGTAATTCAAATCGCAGCTTGGACTGATGAGCGTGGATTGTTAATAGCAGCTAAACCTCGTAAGTTGGTAATTCCACCTTCGTTGCAGTTCGTTGCGACTCGTCTATTGGATACAGAGCTACGTGTAGCTACTGCCGATAACGACATCAACGCACTACGCTCTAATGGTGCAATTCCTGAAGGATATACAGTAAACCACTTCCTAACGGATGGTGACGCTTTCTTCCTAACAACTGACGTTCCTAACGGTATGAAGCATTTCGAAAGAACTCCGCTTACTACTTCTATGGACGGCGACTTCGACACAGGCAATGTACGATACAAAGCTCGTGAACGTTACTCGTTTGGTTGGTCAGACCCACTAGGTATGTGGGGTTCTCAAGGTGCTGCGTAAGTAGCATCAGCTCGGCGGAAAACCCTGGTGTCATCCTCCACCAGGGTTTTTCTTTTTCTGTTGTATAATTATTCTAATAAGAGTAGTATTTAAATATTCCGGGAACATCCGGCTTATTAGACTGCCCCGGCAGACGCATACACGACTAATGAGCTTTTATCTTTGTATGGAGATTTTCAAATGGCTATAACAACTTTTGCTGGTCCTGTCAGATCCCTTGGTGGATTTGTTGAGTCTGGTTTTAATAACGTAATCGACGCAACCGCAGCTTTGACTGCTGGCGCTCTTACTCTTACCGCACTTCCTGTAGCAGCTTCAGCTCCTGGCGTATTGCCAGTAACCGCAGGCTCACCTGGACATGCTGGTAAACAACTTACTGTTTCTGCAGATGGCGGTACATTTACTTTACCTGTTATTAATGCAGTTAACCCAGGCGCTAACGCAGTTCCGGGGCAAGGTCAAGGCGGAGCTTCCGACCCTAACCAAACAAGTAACCTAGGTATGCAGTTTTCATTTACTGTACTAGCTGATATTACAACTAGCCTTATTATTAATACTGGCGCCCTTACTGATGTAATTTTTGGAACTATTAATTTCTGTGATGATGCTAACGATGCCGGTGTAGCTGGATTTTTCCACACCCCCGGTACAGCTAATTCAGTTACATTTAATGGTACTACTCAAGGCGGAGACGCAGGTTCTACATTTACTCTAACTGCAGTCGGTGCAGCAGCATGGAAACTAGAAGGGGTATCGGTATTTCCTACTGCTTCAGCACCAGCTACACCATTCTCAACTAGAGTTTAATAGGAGAACCTTATGGCTTCAGCAGCGCAAAATGTTTCAGCGGTTAATTTCCTTGCGGCTGATTCTCCTGATACCGTAGTTGCACGTAGAACTCGTGTTGCATCACTGAGTATAACCACAGCAGGTGCAGCAGGTTCTGTTGAACTAAAAAATGGAGTCGGCGGAACAACACTACTAAAAGTTGTTACTTCTGCTGATTCTAGTATGCACGACGTAGTAATTCCAGGCGATGGTATATTATTTGACTCTCAAGCCTACTGCATACTAACCAACGTAACTTCAATAACTCTGTTCTATTCGTAGATTAGTGTTTAGGAGAATATATAGTGGCAGCGGCAAAGAAAGTTAAACCTAAAGCCAGAAAAAAAGGTGTATCTCTAGCAGTAGGAAGGGGCGAAAAGCTCCCCGTCTCTAAAGGGGCGGGTCTTACTGCGAAGGGACGTGCTAAATATAACAGTAAAACTGGAGCTAATCTCAAGGCTCCTGCACCCAATCCCAAAACGAAAAAGGATGCGGCTCGCCGTAAATCTTTTTGTGCACGAATGTCTGGCATGAAGGGTCCTATGAAAGACTCTAAAGGTCGCCCTACTAGAAAAGCAGCATCACTAAAAAGGTGGAAATGCTGATGAGTACAGAGCGCGAATTAGGCGAACATTCAGTAGCTATTGACCATATGCAAAAAGATATGGATGAAGTGAAAGATGATATTCGTCACCTAAAAATTGCTGTAGATAATATTGAAACTATGTTATCTGAAATTAAAGGTGGTAGAAAAATGGCCATGTGGTTATGCGGCTGTATGGGTAGCATAGTTACGGTAGTAGTTTATTGGTGGGCAGGTAAGTAATATGCCAGCTAAAAGTGCAAAACAAAAACGATTTATGCGGGCAGTGGCTAATAACCCTAAGTTTGCTAATAAGGTAGGTGTTCCACGATCTGTGGGTAAAGAATATACTAAGGAGAGTAAGATGAAAAAGAAAATGAATATGGGCGGCCCAGTAGCTGACGCTGCAGGAGCTCGCGCTATGGACCCAAGAATGGCTATGGCTATGGAAGCTCAACGCCGACAAGCAGCCGCCGGTGGTATGAAGAAAGGCGGCGGTGTTAAAAAAATGAAAATGGGCGGTTCTTTAAATGATAAAATGGGTCGAGCACTAGCAAGAACAGGTGGATCTAGCGCTCCTATGAACGCTAAAGGCGCGGCTATGAAAAAAGGTGGAAGCGTAAAAAATGAACTCGAAGAATTAGGTCGAGTAGACGCTGAAAAAGGTTATACCAACAAAGGTAAAAGCAACCTAAAAAGCGAAAAGAAACGCGTCGTTAACGAGATTAAGAAAAAAGGCTATAAAAAAGGCGGTATGGTTTCTTCTGCATCTAAACGCGCTGATGGTATAGCCCAACGCGGACGTACTCGCGGCCAAATGCGCTAACATGAGAGCTTCTCGTGGTATGGGGGCAATATTGCCGAGTAAGTGTTGTAGTAAGGTATTATCAAAACCTTCTGCATGTGCCTCTAAAGCTAAAAAGATGAAAGCTGGTGGTTCAGTTTTTAAGTCTCATATGATGTATGATGCAAAAACGGGCAAAGCAGTTAAGGCTCCTACTAAAGCTAAACACTTAGAGCTAAAGAAAAAAGGCTATGGGCACACTAAACCTACTAAGTTAAAAAAAGGTGGAAGTGTTAAGGACGCATGCTATCAAAAGGTAAAGGCTAGTTATAAAGTCTTTCCTAGCGCTTATGCTTCTGGGGCTATTGCTAAATGCAGGAAAAAGAAAGCGGGTAAATAATGGCTGTTCGTAAAACCAAAAAAGGCGCATCTTTAAAACGTTGGTTTAAAGAAGATTGGAAAGACGTAAGAACAGGTAAAGACTGCGGTAGAAAAAAAGGTGAGACTCGTGGTACGCCCTACTGCAGACCTACTAAACGTGTTTCTGCTAAAACCCCAAAAACAGCTGGGGAGATGACACCCGCACAAAAAAGATCGCGTATAGCTCAAAAGAAAAAGCTTGGGCAACCTGCGGGAAAACCTCGTAGAGTAGCAGCGCTTAAAAGTAAGGGTAAGAAATAATGGCTACATCAGGTACACACAGTTTTAATCTAGACCTTAATTTGCTGGTAGAAGAAGCATTTGAACGGTGTGGAAAAGAACTCAGGACAGGATATGATTTAAGAACTGCCACGCGCAGCTTAAACTTGTTGACTATTGAGTGGGCAAACCGTGGTATTAATCTGTGGACTGTTGAGCAGGGAACTATTCCTCTTATTCAGGGGACAGCAACCTATGATTTACCTACGACTACTATTGATCTTATTAGCCAGGTCATAAGAACAGGAACGGGAACTACCCAGTCAGATATAACTATATCTAGAATATCTAATCCTACTTATGCTTCTATACCTAGTAAGAACGATACGGGCAGACCTATACAAGTCTACATAGATAGACAGGCAGAGATTCCTAAAATAACCTTATGGCCTATCCCGAATGACGGAAGCTATACGTTTGT